CGCTGAAGCAGCGGCCGCTGCCGGCCAGCGCCGCGCCGTGGCTGCCGAGAAGGCGCTGCAGGATGCGAAATCCACGCCGGCGTGCCGGTCCCAACTGGAGATGCCGCTGTGCGACGCCATTCCCTTGCTCTGATCTTGGCGCTGCCGCTGTGCGGCTTCGGGAGCTGCTCGAAGAAGCCCGAGCCTCCAGTCATGCCCAAGGTCGTCACCGTTACCGTCGAAAAGCAGGTGCCCGTAGACGATCGGCTGACCAAGCCGTGCCCGGCCACGCGCGCAGCCAGCCGCACCGTGGAGGCCGTGGTTGCCGCCTACAACGCCAACATCACCACCCTTGAGGACTGCGACGGCCGCATGTCCGAGATCCGCGCCCTGGGGCGGTAATGGGCGCCAAGAAGCGAGTTCCGCTGCACCAGAACCCGCGCGGCTTCGTCGAAGTCGACCCGTCCGCGACCGAAGGCGCCATCCTGGGTGTGAACCTACGGGACTCGGCCGGCCGGGTAATTCGCCCGGAAGACGTGATCAATCAGCCCACCAGCGGTGGCGGCGGCACGAGCAGCATCGCTTCGACCATCTGGAAGCTGATCCGCGAGATCCCCGCCAACATCCAGAAGCTGGCCGCGCTGATCGGCAGGGGCTTTGCCATCCGCCGCGACGACGGCGAGTGGGCGCTGCGCACGCTGCAGCCCGGCGACGGCATCGATATCGCCAACGGTGACGGCGAGGACGGCGACCCAACGATCGGCCTCGAGGACCTGGCCGACTCGGGCGCGGGCACCCTCCTGGCGATCACCCGCGACGGCAAGGGCAGGGTGTCGGGCACGCGCACTGCCACGATCACCGGCACCAGCAACCAGATCAACGTGGCCAACGGTAACGCCGCGGCAGGCGTTCCCACCCTGTCCCTGGCCACTGCCGTGATGATCTCGCTGAGCAAGGCCGACAGCGCGGTGCAGTCGGTGGTGGCCGGCAGCGGCATCGCCGTCAACAACGCCGACCCCCGCAATCCGGTGGTGTCGCTCATCGCAGGCGGCTTCGGCCCGCCGCCGACCGATGGCGCGCCGTACGTCGGGCTCAACGGCGCTTGGGAGCAGGCCAACGCGCCAGGCTCCCGGTTTTGGTTGGTGGAGTACCCGCTGCTGACGGACCAGGTCGGCAACCAGCTGACCGATCAGGCCGGCAACTTCCTGATGGCCAACAACCCGATCCTGCCCCCGGGCTGGCCCAGCACCACCGTGGCCGCCGCGGCGCTGCCGCAAGTGCTGACCCTGACGCAGGCGAATGCGCTGGTGAACCCGACGGATGGGCAGTACGTGCTGATCACTGACCTCTCGGGCGGGCGCGAGCTGTGCTGGTACGACATCACCGCGCCGGGCAGCACGAAGTGGCGGCGCGTCTCTGACCGGAGCATCGCGAACTGATGGCCGCAGATCCGTCCATTTCGATCATCCGAGGGCTGCAGGCGTCGGTCGCGCTCAACGGGCTGACCGTGAGCATGTCGCCTGGCATGTGCTACGTGCCGGGCACCGGCCGGGTCCTGAGCGACGGCACCGCCACGGTGACGCTCAGCAGCCCAACGCCGAACACGTTCTATCACCTGTACGGGTACGACGTCGGCGGCGGGGTCATGGCGCTGGAGGCGAGTACCACGCCGCCCGATGCGCCATACCTGGGCACGGCGCGGTGCAAGCAGGGCGACCCGACGCGGCGCTACCTGATCTCGGGCCGGACGAACGCCAGCAGTGTGCTGCGGCCTGGCCGGCACACCAGGCCAGCGGAGATGGGTAATCGGGTCATGCTCGATGCGGCAGTAGCTGCTGGCAGCGTCCCTCTGGGCCTGCTGTCCCTGTTCACGGCAACCACGAGCACAAACATTGACCTGTCGGCGGTGCTACCGGTTACGGCCACGCGCGCGATCGTCCAGGTGCTCAACCCCTCCAGCCGCACCCTGTACGTGTCGCGCAACGAGGTGGCGGCGGCCTCGGCAACCAACTACCAGTACGCGGCGATCCCCGGCTCCTGCCCGGTGCTGGACGTGACGCTCGGCGCTGATCGCAGCTTCAACTGCGTCCTCAGCTCCACCGACATCCTCGGCGGGATCATCGCGATCCTGACCGGCTCCGTCACCATCAACCTGGTCGGCTACGAGTTCGACCGCTAGGACCTGACCATGGCCAACATCAAGTACGCCGACACCAGCATCCCGCTCATCGCTCCAACCGATGACGACCAAGTCATGTTCAAGACTGGCGCCGGCGGCGACGGCCGCGCGCCGCTAGTCCAGCCCAAGGGCTACATCGACGGCCTGAAGATGGAGTGGGTGTCGGCCACGCAGGTCAGGTTCAGCCCGGGCGCCGCCTATGTCCCTGGGCCAAAGCGCATCGCTGAGCTGGCTTCGGCGGTGGTGCTTACTCCCTCGCTTGCCGCCAGCACCTGGTATCACGGCTACCTGACGGTGGCCGGTGGAGTCGTTAGCGCAGAGGCCAGCACCACGGCGCCGGCCCCGCCGTATACCGGCACTGCCCGGGCAAAGACCGGCGACAACACGCGGCGGTACATCGGAAGCTTCAGGACGAACGCCAGCAGTCAGATCATGCGCTTCTCGCATGCGCCCTCCAGTGGTGATTTCAGGTGGGGCGAGCTTCCGTCGGCGGCCCCGCTGCGAATCCTCACCGCCGGTAACGCCACGTCGTCCACTGACGTGTCTACCGCCGGGTGCGCCCCTTCGACTGCAAACTCAATCTTCACCCGCGTAATCCAGAACGGTTCTACTGGCATCGTGTATATCGGCAGCCCGGTGGACGGCACTGCGGTGTCCACCAGCAACTACACGGTGAGCTTGGAGGCGACCAAGGAGCTGTACACGTTCCTGCCAGTCGTCAACCAGACGGTGAAGTACATCTTCAACACCACGCCGGCATCGAGCGGCGTCTTCCTTGACGTTCTGGGGTTCCAATATGACCGCTGATCAATTCGCCATCACCAGCTCCGGCTACCGGGCGATCACGCCCAGCATGCAGCTCGCTACCGGGGAGACGCGCGTCACGGAGATACCTGCGGCGCTGCTGACCAAGATCAAGGGGGACCAGATGAACATCCAGCGCAACCAGCTGCTGCGCGGGTGTGACTGGACGCAGGCCGACGACTCCCCCTTGAGCGCGCCCCAGCAGACGGCCTGGGCGGTGTACCGGCAGCAGCTCCGAGACCTGCCGGCACTGCCCGGATTCCCCGATGTGCCTTGGCCTCTGCCTCCAACCCTGGGCGGCGCTGCCGGCGGAGTGGGGCCGATCGAACTCTGATCAGGCCACCGGCTCCAGCAGCTGCTCGGTGTTATTGCGCGGGGTGTTGACCGCGCGGCTCACGCGGTAGGCCTCCATCGCCGGCGGCTCGCTGGCCAGCAGCATTGCCATGGCGCCGTCGGTGTCGGCTTTCATCCACTCTTCGGCCTGGCCTGGGGCCAGCCACACGGGCATGCGGTCGTGGATATCCGCCGACACCCCGCTACTGTCCCCAGTGATGACGGTGAAGGTGCCCAGGTTGTCCTCGCCGAGCAGCTTGCTCGCGTCCTCCCACAGGCCTGCTGCCCACAGCGGCGTGGCGGCATGGATGAACCACGGGTCCTTCTTCCCATCCTCGGCGCTCACGGACCACTCGTAGTAGCCGGCCATCGGGATCAGGCAGCGCCGCGCCTTGAACGCGCTGCGGAACGCCGGCTTGGTGGCCACCGTCTCGATGCGGGCATTGATGGTCGAGCCCCGCAGGCCCTTCGCCTTCGCCCAGAACGGGAGCAGGCCCCAAGCCAGGCGCTGCACCTGCAGGCCGTCGCCCCGGTCCAGCACCACGGAGGCGCGCTGGGTCGGCGCCAGGTTGTAGCTGGCCGGCAGAGACAGCAGGTCGCCCACCAGCTGGGGAAAGCCCAGGCTGGCGGCATCTCGGATCGGGGTCTGGACGAATCGGCCGCACATGGCCTGACCATACTCCAGCCGGGAGACGGCACCCTTCGCGCGGCGTTGACCGGTGTTCTCATGCCCTGAGCCGGCCCGGGCGTATTGTGGCCGCATGGACACCCCAGACAAGCCCGCGCCGGCCGACCGCCCGGACCCGACCAAGCTCCAGCCGACGCTGGGGCACCTGCTGCTGCCCGACAGCCGCACCCCTGAAGAGCAGCGGGCCGCGTCGCTCAAGGAGTCCGCCCGGCGCAAGGGCAGGGGGCGTGGAAAGTGGTGGGAGAGGGGCGGTTCGTGACGCCAAACTCCGCTCCGCAATCGCAGGGCGCCCCTTGCGGCGCAAGGGCTGCGCAGGGCTGCGCCAGCTTAGTTTGCGGAGCGGAAATGTCGCTTAAAGCCTTGTGGCGCCTGCATGCATCCGAAGACTTTTAATCTTTTGGTCGATGGTTCGAATCCATCACGGCCCACCAATTGCGACAAGGGTTTCGGCGGTGTACCACCGCTCCGCAATATCCAGACCGCTCCGCAACTCAGCGCGTCGGCGTCGTCCTCGCCCCCTTCCTTTTCCGCACGTAGATCTCCGTCGTCGTCACCGATTGGTGGCCGAGCTGATGCTGCGCCTGGCGGATGTCGCCTGCCGAATCTGCCTTGTCCGTTCCCGCCTTCGCGCGCAGGTCGCGGAACTGGAAATCGCCCTTCGCCACGCCCGCTGCAGCCCGGGCTTTGTCGAACCGGTAGCGCAGCGCGTCGCGGCCCACCGGCAGCTGGTCGTCGTCCACCAGCAGGCGCGTGCTGTGCAGCGGCCCGGTCTTCTTCGCCAGCAACCGATCGACCAGCACCTTCAGCTCCCCGGTGATCGCCATCTCGATTGCCTGCTTCGTCTTCTGCTGACGGAAGGACAGCACGCCGTCGCGGATGTGCCGCTGGTCCATCAGGTGCACGTCTGCCGGTCGCTGGCCGGTAAGGTAGGCGAGGTCCAGGGCGTCACGCAGCAGCGGGTCTGCGGCGGCGTACACTGCGGCGAAGGTTCCGTCGTCCACGTACACGTCGCGCCCGCGCTCCCGGTTCTTCTTGATGCCAGCGCATGGGTTCGGCAGGTCGGTGTAGCCCCGGTCGCGCGCCCAGTTCCAGATATGCGACAGCAGCGCCTTCTCGCGGTTCGCGCTGACCTTCGCATCCTTGCGCCAGTCCATGTATTTGCGCACGTGCACAGGCCGGATCGCGTCGAGCGGGCAGGGCGGGTCGTCGAAGAACCGTACCAGGCTGTCGACCTCGCGCATGTTCACTTTCTGGGTGCCGGCGGCCTTCGTCGGGATCACTTCCACGCGGTAGCGCTCGGCAACCTGCTTGAACGTCAGCGCCGCGCCAGCTGGCAGCGCGCCGGCGTGCTCCAGCTCCGCCCAGGCACGGATGGCCAGGCCGTAGTCGCTGCCCAGCGGCGTTTCCTTGCGCGGCTTGCCGCCGTGGTCGTAGTAGTAGTGCACCACGCCCGACTTTTGGCGACGCTTACGGAACCGGGGGATAGCCCCCGGCTTACTTGGTTTCCTTCCCATGTCACGCTGCCTTGTTCGGCTTCCAGGTGGCCACGGCAGTTTCTGCCGCTACGTCGCCCACGCTCGCCCAGAGCACCACCGGCCAGCCGTGGGCGTCCAGATAGTGCCGGATGCCGTTCTCGCGCAGGAACTTCGCCTGCCGCGCTTTGAACGGCGTCCGGGTGAATGCCCGGATATCCTCCCGGGACATGAAGGGATCAGCGGCTGACATTGTGGTCCTCTTTTCGCCCACCAGCGTGTGCCATGATCTTTTCGGCCTCGCCTATTTCGCCCCGGGCCAGTGCTTGCAGCGCCAGGCCGCGCGCCGCCCACTGCCTGGCTGCGGCCTTGCCGAGTTTCGCCGGATCCCGGCCCGACAAGCGGGCCAAGTCCATGCCGATTTCGTCGTGGGTGGGCTGGATCATGCCGCCACCTCCAGTGGCATTCCGAATAGATCGAGTTGCGAGGCCGGAGCAGGCGCAGGTGCCGCTTGATCTTTCACTTCCTCTACCTCGAATTCACAGGTCACGACCTCCACACTCACGGAGACGCCGTGCCAGTCATCCTTGTAGTAGGCGCAGTCGATACCGCAGCCCGGCTCAAACTTCAGCCCAGTTTGCTGGCTGAACTTCTTGTAGGCGTCCGATTCGTTGCGCTCAAAATAGGGCTTCCCCGAATATGTGAACCCAGCGGACATCTGGGGAATGATAAAGACCCCGACCCACGCTAGCTTCGATGCAATATCGATGACGTGGTATTCGAACTTGTCGCCGCTATAGACGGGGCCTTTGCCACCGTTGCGCGGCGTCGCTCCAAACGGCGGATTAGATATTGCAAAGTCGAAACGACCGAGGTCAGGCAGTTCGAAGACGCTGGCGCATATCCACGTGGCCTCGGGAAGAATCTTTTTGCCTACGGCGACGTAATCTGGGTTCAATTCGACGCACACGATCTCCGGGTAGTTGCCGTCCCACCGGCCACGCTGGTGGCACATGAACGACAGGCCGCCGATACCTGCGCACAGATCAATGATCCGCCTGCCGCAACCGCTGCCGATCTCTATAGCGAAGTCGTTGGCCAAGCCTGGCGGGGTGAAGAATGCCCCTGCCGCGCTGTTGACGTGATTTGCGGACTCCTGCCAGTTCTCCAAAACAAACCATTTGTCGTCCTCTGTCAAAACGTCCGTCTCCAGTAGCTTGCAGGCCTGCAGGTGCAGCTTTGCTTGGGCCTTCGACAGCTTTGCCATTACGCCTCTCCCAGCTGGGTGCGCAGGTCGCGCGGCGGGGTGACGTTGGCCAGGGTGGTGGGCGTCTCCTTTTCTTCCATATCCAGGCGAATTGCCTGTGCAAGCCACAGCAGAGCCTGATGGGTCCGATGGTTGCGGCCCCCGCCGAAATAGGTGCGAACCCTGAGCGTTGGAAGCGGGTTGGGCGAGCTGCCTTTTTCAAGGATGTCTTCCCAGTCCTGCATCATCACGTGCACGTCGCTGTCCTGGGCGACGTAGACCTGCAGCCAGTTGGCATTGCTGCGGCCTTTGTCATCGCACGGAAGTTGATACACACGGTCCTGCTGCAGGCCGCAAGGCCACTTCGGGGTGAAGGGGTCGAACCCCTCCGTAGCGGCGCGCAGAGCGACAGACACGGCTGCATGCGCCGCTTCCGCCCAAAAATTCCACTCCTCACCCGATTCAACCACGTCTGCCTCGCAGTTCAAGGTGTCGACGTTGTGTTTTCTGGCAATGATGCGCATATGCCGAGCCAGCAACTGCCGCGCCTGCTGTTCGATATCAGCCACGTGCCACCCCCCGCGCTGCATCGCGCTCGCCGTCGATCGCTGCATCCAGTTCTTCGCCCGCCAGGCGCAGGAATGATCCGTCCTCGTCGTCGTGCACGGACGGGTCGTATTGATCGCGCAGCCAGCGGTAGCGCTCAGCGTCCTCCTGCTGCCCCAGGTCGATGCCCTGCACGGGCGGGGCGGCGTACAGCTTCGTGTTGCGCGGCAAATCCTCCACGCCCTCAGCCAGAACGCCCCAGCACTCGCGCGTGCCTTCCGGGGTCAGCCTGCGACCGCAGTACGTGACCACCGCCTCCTGCCTCACCGGCTGGCGGGCGGCGAGGGCGGCAGCGCGCCAATGCTTCTTGGTTGGCTCCCACTGCCGCTCCCATGGCGCAGCGAGCTTGTCGGCCTGTGCCTGAAACAGCCTGCGGGCTTCGGCTTCCAACGCATCCCCCTGCACCTCCCCACCCTGCTGTTTGCCAGTTGTGGCGAGGGCGGCTTGCCACACCTTCAACGCCTCATCAGTCCTGTCGCTCAGGTACTCGCCCGCATGCAGCAAGCCTGCCCCGGTGGACTTTTCTACGTCGTAACCCTCGCGCGCCGCCCACGCCTCAAACCGCGCCCGCTCATCCCCACCCAACTCTCCGGAAGTTCCGGATACCTCGTCCAGGGCTGCGGCCTGGGGGTGGGTAACGGGCGCCTCCGGTAGAGGCATCCAGTGCGTGGGTGATACCTCAATAGACGCATCGGTAGCGTCAGAAACCCACATGCCCCTCTGCCCGTGGCGGCTGCACAGAAGCGGTTCCCACCAGATGATGCGAATACCTGCCTTCAAGTCCACCAGGTCGTCTTCTGGCACGAACCCAAGCAGATAGACCCCATCCACGGCCCTGCCGTCGGCAACGGATTTCGGCGCAGTCTGGATCGGCTCCCAGCCACCCACCGGCAGCGCATCGGAGGCGAGGTGGGGCAGAGCGGCCTCAAGGGCTGCGCGCATGAAGTCGCCGTTGGTCACCATTGCAGGTGAAACGATGGCGTTCTCGTGCGCCTTGATTGCAGCCTCAACCGCCGCATCACTGATCTTGGTGTTCATGCCTGCTCCGTGGTGGTGCTGAGCCGCGCCTGCTGCAGGCTCGACCAGGTGAGGGGATGGGGGCCGCGCTTGGCGCGACCGGCGGCTGCCGCGTGGGAGATGCCGACGCGCTTTGCGATCTGCGCGGTGCTGACCAGCTTTCCTTCGACGACATGGGCGTAGAGGGCCGCGCGCGCATGCCCGGCGCGCATGTTGGATCCCGCCTTGAACAACATGTCGCCGACCTTTACGTCCCGGCTCATCAGGCCACCTCGCTGATCCGGAAGGCGGCAGCCAGGGTGTCGAACAGGCGGGTCAGCTCGCCGGCCTGCAAGGCGAAGCGCGCGTCCAGCTCGGCGCGGCGGCCGTCCGGTTCCCTGTCTCCCCGCGGATCCAGCGCGCCGTCGAGGAACTTCAGCTTGCGCACCACCAGATCGTCGCCCAGCACGAACGACACGCTGTCCTCCAGCACCAGCGCCAGCTTCGTGACCTGCTTGCCGGCGTCCAGGTGCTTGGAGATTTCGTCGCTGGCCAGCTCCTGGTGCTGCACCTTGGCGACCGCGCCGCCGTCGACCGGGTCCTTCAGCTCGGCTTCCTCGCCCAGGCTCAGGCCCGGCGGCAGCGCTTCGCCAGCGATCCAGCCCGTGAGCACGCTGCGCGGCGCCACTTCGGCGTTAAGCGGCATGGCCGGGAAGCTGCCCAGCAGGCCACGGATGTCGGACATGACGTTCTCGCCGGTCTTGCGGCTGCTGGTGTCCACGAAGGCGATGCCGCGCTGGGTGTCCAGGAACACGTCGGTCCGCGAGGTTTTGACGAACGCCTTGGGCAGCAGCTCATGCAGCAGGTCGTCCTTAATGCGCTTGCGCTCGCGCCCACCGGGGCGGCGGCCCTCGCGCTCCTCGATCTCGGCGATCTTCTTCGCCAGCTCGTTGTTGACCACGGCACCGGGGAGGATCTTCTCTTCGCCGCCGACCGTGAGCCACAGGAAGGAGCCCGTGCTGTGCGACAGCACCTCCTGCTCCTCGATGCCGAAGGGCGAGATGAAGCCGCGCGAGGCCATTTCCAGCGGGCCGACCGGGCGCAGGCGCACGTTCGGCAGCAAGGCGTCGACTGCCAGGAAGTCCACCGAGGTGGGGAAGCGGAACATCGTCAGGTTGCGAGCGAACATGTGGTGTCCTCTGGGGAATGAGTGCCGGCTTGGGGAACCCGGCCGGCGCGGGTGACGCTGCCCGTGGGGAGCGGGCAGCTGGGGAGGGGTTAGTAGAAGTCGCTGCCGCAGAGCCAGCCCGGCTCGGACGCCTGCTCCAGAAACTCGCGGACTGAGGTCCACTCGCCTGTGCGCACCTCGTTCTCGTCGAACTCCGGCTGCGGCTGGTCCAGTTCCTCGTCGGTCAATTCGCGCGGGTAGCCATCTTCCATTTCTTCATCGGCACCGATCGTGTCGTGCCAAAGTCGCTTTGCCTCCTCGGCGTCATGGGCGGCGTACACGTCGGACTCGTCGCACTGGAAGGCTTTCAGGTCAGTCATGGGATTCTCCGGATCAGGCTGCGAGCGGCTGCTTCAGCTGGTGGTGGAAGGTGTCGACCAGGTCGGCGAAGGCGCGCAGGTCCTGCTCCATGGCGGCGATGAAGGCGTCATCGCGCTGGAACACGCGCCACCACAGGTGCCGATCGCAATTGACCAGGGCGGGGCAGTACAGGCCGACGTGCCATTCCTTCCGGCCAGTGATCCACATGCAGCCCTGAACCTGCTCGAAGATGTCGCTCGCGTCGTCGTCGATATGGAACGCGCGGAGAAGGGCGGGGTCGAGGAAGCACTTGTACTCGGACCCACTGTCGTCCCCGATCAGTCCGTCAGCCGATGCCCCAAACACGCCGTCATCGCTGAGCACGAACCCGGCACGCTTCACGATCAGGCCCGACTGCACCTCATGCTCGGCGCGCGCCAGCGGCTCCAGGTCGTGGCCGCGCTTCATGGCCCAGGTCTGGAATCCCTCGTCCAGCGGCTCGCCGTTGATCCGTTCGACTGCCAGGCGGAAGGCATAGTTCTTGGCCTCCTCGCTGTAATCGCCCACCGGTTCGCCGCGCAGCGCCTTCTCGATGATTCCGGACCGGGGGACCGCCCTGTACCCGGCATGCTCGGCCGCAACCTTGGGGGTGTTGCCGGACAGCACTGCGTCCACGAAGGCCCGCTGCTTCTCGTCCAGCTCGCCAACGCGCTTGCGGGCTACCCCAAACATGCTGGCAGTGATGACCCCGGCACGGGCGCGGTGCCAGGATTCGCTGCCCTGCTCGCAGGTGATGACGCGCATCACTGCACCTCCACGACGTCGGCTTTTTCTGCCTGAGCCTTGAGGCCCTCGTGGGCGGCCTGCCCGATCATCGTGCGCTCGTCCTTCGTCAGGGCCTTCCATGCAGCGCCGTAGGCTTCAAGGCCGGTAGTGGCGATATCCTGCAGCCGCGCATACAGCGCATCACGCTCGGGGCTATCGGCCGGCGGCGGCAGAGCGCCACGCGGCACGGGCTGGCCGACCAGCGTTGCGAGTCCTTCGCCGGAGTCGGTGTTGAGGTGGTGAATCGCCTGGTCCAGACGGTCGGTCTTCGGCCAGTACTTGTAGGCGCGCTTGACGACTGTCTTCTTCGCCATTTCGTTCCAATCGGTCTTCCACGGCGACGACCTGCCGGACTTGACCGACTGCGAGCGGGCCATGATCCCGTCGATCTCCTCGCGGCTCATGCAATCGGTGAGGTAGTCACCTTCCGGCGTCTTGACGACCACGTAGGCACCAATCACCGCGCCGCGATCCTTACTGAACGGGTTCCGCAGGTGCGTCGGCTCCCGGTCCACGCCGTTCAGTTCGAAGGTATCGGCCTCGTAGACCAACTCGGCCTGGCCCCAGCGGATGGAGCCGGAGTCGATGGCGAGATCCATCAGGCCCATGTAACTGATGTCTAGGCAGATCTTCCCGTCGCGCGGCACCAGGTAGGCCTGCTTCTTCGCGGGGTTCAGGCTGATCCCGATGGCGGCGATGTTCACGACGGCAGCAGTGACCGAGGCGCGGTTCTGCAGAGCGATCTTCATCGCGAAGTCGTTGTTGTAGAGCGCCTGGAGCGCGAATTCGCATTCACGGTCGAAGTTGATGGATCGGTCGGTCAGCACCGACGCGAACACGTCCTTCGTGCCGTACACCGAGTCTTCGATGGTCACAAGCTGAGTGCTCATCGCACATCGTCCTTGGAGGGGTTGATTCGGATCACCGGCGGCGACAGGCGCATCTCGCGGCGTCGGGCCAGGTGGCGGGTGAAGGTCGGCCACGCGCGGCGGGTTTCGACCCAGCAGCGGCGGATGAAGAAGGCGGCTCCGGCCAGGCCGATCAGCACGAAGCTGGCCGCGTCGGTTTCGACGGCGCGCACGGTGAGCGCCAGGAACAGGCCGACGGCCAACATGCAGAAGAATGGGGCGATCAGGTGGCGCATGCGGATGCTCCCTTGCACGACTTGCAGGTGTACGGGTGCGGCCTCCAGGCATCGGCCTTTGCCTGTGCCTGAGCGCGCACTTCGCTGGCAGACTTGACGCTGCCATCCGCATTCCGGTTGAAGGGATTGATCGTGCACTCGAAGGTGCGCTGGCGGGTTGTCTTCCGCCCGCAACCGCCTTCGCACTGCATGTTTCGAGTGCCGACAACCTTCACAGCTTGGAAGTCAATTATCATCACTCTCTCCTTGTGCGCAGACGCCGTAGTTCGTCTCGTCGGCGTCGATGGGGTCGATTTTCAACTTGTTGTTGCGTATGCAATCGGCAGCGGCAGCGGCAGTCCAGACAGCTGCTGGATCAACCGGCTTCGGGATGTTCTGCAGGACCTGGCCGAACAGGCGGTCCAACTCGGTGGCCGGGGTCACGGCTGCACCCCATCTACCAGCGCCTGTATCTCGGCGAGAGATTTCTTGGCGGCGTCCAGCCGCTCCTGCGCCGTCCGAACGCTCTCCTGCCGGTTGCGAAGCGCCTTCTGCAGGCCCTCGGCCTTTGCCTCTTCCGCAGTTGCGCAGAAGTGGAACCCGTCGTTCGTGTGCCACATGCGCTGGGGCTCGTCCTCATCCTCGTTGAGCATGTGGACGGCGACGACCTTGCCGTAATCGTTCTGAGCCAGCAGCAGCTTGCACTGCCAGCCGTGGCTGCAGGTCTTGCACTCGGCCTCCAGCTGCACCTCTTCCTGGTACTCGCGGCGGCCGATGACGATGTAGCGGAAAATCCCCCCTGCTTCGACGTAGCGGAACAGCTCGTCGCCGATCTTGTAGTCCTTGATGCTCATGCCACAGCTCCTTGAATCAGCAGGGAGACGACCGCGCCGAAGGCCATGCACATGGCGGCGCCGAGCGCGGCCAGGGCGGTATCGATCAGGGCTTCGCGGCGGGGGTTCATGCGGCACCCTTCGGGTCGAGCTCGTCGCGGAACATGCGGCGCAGGCGCTGGGCCTCGGCAACCACGGACATGCCGCGGTCACCGGAGTGCTGGGCGGTGCGGAGCTTGGCGAACAGCGGCGACGGGCTCAACCCGGCCTTCTGCACGTTGTCGCGCACGGTCTGGAACTGGCGGAAGTCGTATACCTGGGCGCTCATGCGGCTTTCTCCTGGTGGGCGGTGGGCTTGGCCGATGCGGTAGCCTCGCGGGCGTTGATGGCGGCCAGCCGGTGCTTGATCTCGCGCCTAGCGGTCAAAACCTGCTCGCGGTTCACCGGCTCGAACTCCACGAATTCGACGGTCAGGCCGCTGTGGTCGAAGGTCTTCTCGACGATCTTCATGCGGCCTCCCGCACGTCGTCGTAGGCGACGACCTTCAGCTGCTCCTCCACACGGCCCGAGACGTTCCGGACCAAGTCGGCCAGATCACGGGCGTAGGGGATCAGGTGCGCAGGCACCGCAGCCGACATGAGGTGCGACATCACCAGCTCGGCGTTGCTCAACGTCGCAACCAGCTGCGCGGTTTCGGACTCGGCCTCCAGCTCTGCCGCGACCTGGTCGCAGGCGAACTCGTAGGCAACCCCGTCAACTTCCGGCTCGGCGTCGTTGCGGGCGATGTGCTGGTCTGCCATCTCGGTCTCCTTGCCGCCTGCCTCGGGATGAGGGGTGTGGCGGCTTGGAGCGAGTAAAGCAGCGCTTTATATCAATGTCAAGCGCTGCTTTAGAAATATTTTACGCGGGCAGAGAGGGCGGGGCAGCGCCCGCAAAAAACCCCGCCGGAGCGGGGTTCAGAGGATTGCGCAAGGGTGGCGTGTCCCTTAGGCGCCAGCCGCCTTTGCGAGGATGGGGCCAAGATATTGCTGGACTACCCACCACAGGCCGCCACCGACGATCAGCGTCACAGCTCCCACGGCCATCCACATGTTAAGCGTGGTGGGCATGTGTGTGAGGCTGACTTTAATCGCCGCCAAGTCAGCTTTCATCGAGGAAAGCTCCTCGGCCATACGTGCGCCAGTCGACCTCATCTCAGCTACGTCTCGCTGGATGTACTCAACTGCGGCTTCAAGTTTGGCGACTCTGGCGTCCATTCCTCCATCATTGCCCCCGCCCCCTGCATTTTCAAGGGGGATTTCCCTCCTGAACTCTTGGTTCCTTATAGTCGGGACGGCGCGTAGATATTCGGTCATTCCTTAACCTCCTGCTGGGCCGCCGCAACTTGCTCAACCTTCCATCCATACAACGACGAAATAGTATGGGGGCGCGAGTACCCGCACCGCTGACAGCTTACAAGGTATACCGCAATTCCATATACCTGGTCTCCGGTCTTCTGCGGGCGCGTTGTGAGCTCAACATACTGCCCGTCTCCTGGCGTGAAGTTGATCCCCCAATTAATGGTGGAGCATATGGGACATGGCCCAGGTCCAGATGGGGCAACGTGCGTTAAGAAAGCTATGGCGTCATCTGTGGTGAGCGCCACGTCTTTATAAATAATCCGGTCCTCTGCCATTAGTCCTCCCAACTGCCGATCCAGCGCACTCGCCCGATGATGGTGATTGGGTGGCGCGCGTCGTTCATCTTCCTAGGCTTCCGCCAGTTATGGTCACCGGCGGGGTTCAGGGCATCGAAGTACACGTCGTCGCCGAACGCGCGGCAACGCTTCACGCTGTACTCGCTGCCCGCAATCCCGGTAGTCATTACGACGAATAGCCGCTCATCTGCCGGGCGCGTGTCGCTGGTATCGAACAGGATGGCGTCGCCCGACTGGATGCGGGGCAACATCGAGTCGCCTTTGCCATAGATCACCGCCAATCGATCCGGCACCAGCCGCTTCCTGGAAAGGGACGAAGCGCGGAACTTCAGCCGGTGTGTCTCGGCGTACTCGACGGCTTCCAGACCGTCGCCAAGACCGGCCGCGTAGGGATAGCCCTTGATGTCGACAGTGTCGTCGTCGGTCGCGGCCTGTGAGACATCGGCAGCAGATTCTTCATCCGTGACGTCGGAGTCCAGGAAGTATTCGACCCGCCGACCGGTCTGCCGCGCCAGGGCCACCAGGTAAGACTTGTCGATCTTTCCGGTTTTTCCCCAGCCGGTCACCGCCTGGGCGGTAATGCCGAGTTCGCGGGCAACAGCTGCCTGCGTGCCACGCGGAGCGTGGTCAAAGGCATAGCGGACGCGGCGCGCCATTTCATCGTTATCAAGCATGGCTTGATGGTAGCGGGCGCGTGGCCTGTCCCGTAATAAGGCAATGCTTGACATTGAATTAAAGCAGTGCTTTAGTTCACTCATGAGCGCAATCACATCCGCCATTGATCGATACGAGAAGCCCCAGGCCGCCGTCGCGCGGCACCTGGGCGTGACCCCTCAGGCCGTTCACCAGTGGATCAAGGGCACGCGCCCGGTTCCACCGCGCCTGGCGCTGCAAATAGAGAGCGACACGGGGGTCTCCCGCCATGAACTTCGCCCCGACGTATTCGGCGACTCGTCCAGGAAGAAGGGGGTGCGCCGTGCAGCGTGATCTCTCAAATGAAGTCCGACCGGGCGGATCTGCCGATGTCAGGGTAGGGGATGCTTTCCCCAGTCCTGAACTGGGCATCGCAAATGGTGCAGTCCAGGGTGACGTCTCCGACCCGGTTGGACCTTTGCAATACGGACCTGACGCCCTTGTCGTAGCAGGGCTGGCAGATGTCGTGAGTCGCTGCGACAGGTTCATTTCCGACAGCATCCTCTCCGGGCTTCTGGCCCTGGTATCGGTAAACGAAATTGCCCGTTCCGAGGTCAACCAGCGTGTAACGGCCGCGATCTTCAAGAACCTTTCGAAGGCGGGCCAACTCTTCGCGATCGCTGACCATTTCGCTCTGCATCTGAAGCAGCTGGGAATTGTGGAAGAAAAGGCTCTCCTGCGCCTTGAGCAGCTGGTCGTTGACCTTACTGATGGCCGCGGCATACGCGTTGAAGTCTCGAACGCCCAGGGCCGCATCCGCGGCCTCCTTCGCGAGCCTAAGTGCTGAAACAGCAGTAACGACTGAGCTGAAGTCCATTCGAACACCGGTGGGATTGGCAGGTTCGCAAATCCTACTCCCGTAAACCTCCTACCCATCACTGACCCCCTCAAATCCCATGTACGCAGACCCGACTCACATCCGCGACAACGAAGTAAAGATCCGCCTCAACGACGACGAGCTCGCCGTGGTCGAGGCCCTGGCTCGATTCAACCAGCAGCAGCGCGCCGTGTTCGTGCGCAAGGTGCTGCTGGCTGGTGTTCAGAGCATGCAGAAGGGTAGCCGGGCGCTGCAGGCGGCCTGAAGGCCTGTTCCCGGCCCCGGGGAGGCCCTGTGCAAACAACGAACTTGAGCCGCGCGGAAATGGAAGCGCTGCGGCAGCTGGCAGACCGTCTGGGAGTGACGGTCAAGGAAGCGGCGGAGGCCGCGTTCAAGCGCGGGATGGACGAGATGTTCCGCCTGCCGCAATCCGAGGGGACTGTGGTCCCCCTTCAGGGCCTGAAGAATCCCGAGAGAGGCACGCCATGAACCACCCCGCACGCAGCGACGATCCCAGCAGCAGCCACGAAGCGGCCGACCGCATTGTGGGTTCCGGCCTGCAGGCGCAGCAGCACTCGCTCGCCGCTTCCGCCGTCCGCAAGCACCCCGGGCTGACCAGCCTGGAGCTGGCGCGCGCGTGCGGCTTGGACCGCTTCATGCTGGCCCG